GTCTCGGGCTAATGCCTTCGGACTTTGTTCGAAGCTTTGGTACTGAGATAAGCTATCTAGAGGGACCCGGACCTTTTCTTCCTTGCGAAGGTTTGGAGGCCTTTATAGGGTCCGATCTCTTCCTCTTGCGAGGAAGTAGATCGTGGAGCTTATGCTCCACCACCTCAAGCGTGGTAGATCCTCGCGGATCACCACCCTGTAGAGGGGTATCCTTTGTATTTCTCAAATACGAAGGACCCTTTTCAGGTAACCTGATCTTGTCGATCAGGGGTTTGTTATGCGGAACGTCAGTTGTGACGCCAACCTGCAGAGCAAATTGGAATACACGCTTTTGGTTCTCGTACTCAGTCAGATCAGTTGTCCAACTCTCGTTGTTCAACTCACCCTGGAGTCTCTTGCGGATGGGCTCAAAAGCCTTTCTCCGTAAGTTCTCTGGTATCCCTCGCGGGTTCCAGTTCAACCCACCTACGTCCTCGGGGCCTTCAGCTAAAAGCTGGAGCACCTGACGTTGACGTTTTGGGTAGATTCCGAGTGATCTAGGCCCGAGGAGGCGAGCCACATCAAGAAAATTGCGGTCTGAGACCGCTCTAAACTTGAGTTGTGGCAAAACCCAATCGGGATGGATGATCTTTCCGGCGAATTCACCGATGTGTTTGGAGTGGAGACATTTATGTTCTGCCACCGGGCACTCTAGCGTAGCTAGGGTGTCACGGTAAGCTTTATATAGATCGTCTCCCACAATCGCTACGTCATCACCTAATACCACAAAGTCCCCCCCGTGCTTATTACTAAGCTGAAGGAGGGTACCATAATGGGAGAAGGTGAAAACAAAGAAGGAAGGACCTAAACCTAAGGGTTGCCCCTTAGTCCAGGAAATCTCCCTCTCTCTGTTGACAGTAGGGTCCCATACCCTCCAAGGTCCTCTAGCCGCTTCTTTAAACATCCTTATTTGTTCGTTCCACCCACAAGGGAGGACACGCTCTAAGGCTGAGATCTGAAGCGATAGGGGAAAATGGTTAGTAGCATCAGATAGGTCCACACAGTGGACCGTCCTTTTGTCACGTAACCATCCTTGGATACCCTTCACTCCTTTATCCTGGTCGAATGTACAGTCTCGAGAGCAACTCTCGACTATACGTCCCATGATAGATTTAAGGGGTTGAAGGATATACTGCACGACGCGGTTAGGATTCGCCACTGCCCTAAGTTTGTAACCAGGTTCCTGGATAAAGCTAACCTTCCCGAAAGAAGGGGGACCCGTCTCGGCACTGCCGATAAGGTCCATAAGCCTGTCCATGGACAATCTAGTTGGAATGGTCACCATTTGGTCTAAGACCCCGGAATTCAAAGTGTTGGTAAATCTCCAACAGAAATCCGATCCTAACT